TCTGGGGTCAGTGGAAGTGGAAGCAACGGTTCAGCAGGTGGGGGCGGAATCTCTGCCGCCGGAAGCGGTTCATCATTTTTATACTCTATCGGCGGCGCAGGTGGAACTACCACAAATGTTGGAACTTCAAATGTCACAAGCGGGGGCGGTGGAGGCAGTTCGGCTACGGGGGGAACTGGCACACATACCGGCGGCGGCGGCGGTGGAGGTCTCGCCGGTAGCGCAGGAACAGCCGGTGGCGCAGGATTCTTTGGTGCAGGTGGAACGGGCGGTGCGCTCAATGCAACAGGAGGCGGCGGCGGTGGTGGTGGCGCAGGAATTGCGGCAATCGGTTCTAATGGAAGCGCAGGTGCAGCAGGAGTCGGTGGAACGGGTGGAGCAGGTGGAAATGGCGGTGGCGGCGGAGGCGGCGGCGGAGTAGGAACTACAAGTGGAACCGGCGGCGCAGGTGGAGTCGGCGTTGTTCTAGTTTATTACTAAGAGAAAAGGGAAAACACATGGCAACATGGGCAGTCATCAATGGAAACTCAGTCAGCAACATCATCGTGGCTGATACTAAAGAAGTTGCAGAAGCAGTGACCAATGCAATTTGCGTTGAATACACAGAGAGCAATCCTGCTGGCATTGGCTGGACTTGGGATGGCAAGAAGTTTATTGCTCCAACCCCAGCAGATCCAACTTCATAATTTTCAACCCCTAGGAGATAACAATGGCAACAACTTCAGCTCAATTCTCGCTCACCACTTCACCAGTCAAAATTGCTTCAGCCGATGGACAAGCTGAATCAGTTCACATCCATTCTGAAACTGCGATTGCTTACCTTGGGGGAGATAGCTCGGTCTCATCATCGACTGGATTCAAACTGGATGTGAATGACAAATTGATAATCAGTAATCATGAAGGCGAACTTTGGGCAGTCTCAGCATCAACTGGCACGATGACGATTTTGATCGTGACCAAATGAGCAGTGATGTTGCAACAATCATTTATTCCTACTTCTTCATAACTGCTGCGGTCATTGCTGGCTTGTCATATGTTGCCAAGCACACCATCAAGACTCACACTGAAGCGATTGAAGACAAACTTTCCCGAATTGAATACGCGTTATACAACGATGGGAAGACTGGCTTGATCAATAAGGTTGAAGAGCTTTTGGAACATCAACAATCAATCAAGATTGATGTGGAAGTTCTCAAGGCAAAGGCAGAAGCAAAGTGACTGGCGCGGATCTCGTCAAGGTTGCTTCCTCAAAAGTTGGCACTGTCGAAAAGGGTGGCGCTGATGGCAAATCTGGGAATATCGTTGAATTCTGGGATTGGTGGAAAGCGAAGACAGGGCAGAGCCTTCAAGGTCAACCTTGGTGCGCTTGCTTCGTTTCTTGGTGTTTTGGACAGATCAAGGCTTCTTCCCTAATCGCTGCAACCAACTCTTCTGGCTTCATTTATTGTCCCAGTGGTGTGAAGTATTTCAAGGATAAGAATCAACTGGTGGATCCAAAGTCAGCTCAACCGGGTGACATCATCTTCTTTGATTGGGATCAGAAGGGCATTGCAGATCATGTCGGCATGGTTGCCGAGAATCATGCCGCGCAAGGCTTCCTTCTCACCATAGAAGGCAATACCAGCCCAGAGGGTGCAGTCAACGCATCCCAACAAAACGGGGGCGGCACATACCAAAGAAAGCGTTATTTGGGCAAGACCATCCATGCAATCGCCAGACCATCTTGGGCAACACTCACAGAAAGCAAGGCAAAATGAAGATTGATTCAAAGAAACTTCAATCACTGATTCTCACTTATGGAACTTTGACTCTGCCGGTGGCTTCAACAGCGTTCGCCATGAATGCGACCTTGAGCATCAAGATCCTCTCATTCTTCTCTGGCGTTCTTCCTGTCATCCTTCGCCATGCAAATCCCAAGGATCAATTCACTATCAATCTTGCCAAAGTCGCTCAGACTGAAATTGATGCAGAGTTGGCAAAGCAGAAAAAAACCAAGGGATAACCTTGAAGGATCAGAGCTTTATCCTCAGCTCTGAAACAAAGCAAGCAGCATCTATTCTCGCCAAGATTACCTTTGAGAAATATCGCAACAATTTCGGACATTATCGAAACACTGCGAATTCTCATCTAGTAGGTCATCTTGGCGAATTTGCTGCATTCATCTGGCTGAAAGATCATGGCTTCAATCCATCTCCCACATTCCTTGATTCCACCAAAGATCGAGAAGCTGACATCTTGACCACTCTGGCAAGAATTGAAGTGAAAACTTGGTCGGAGCAATACTGGCAGAAGTGGGGTCGATGCGTATCGGTAAGTCAGTATGAATCTGTCAAGAAGAAGGCTGATCTAATCTTCTGGCTCACAGTTGATGGGGTAGAATCCGAAACTCCACAAGCAACTTTCAGGGGATGGAATGAAGTTGGCATCTTTGAAAGGATGTCCTCAATCATGACTGGAGAAGTCGGGCGCGAAGTTCGCAATCTCCAACTTGATCCATCTCAACTGAATTCAATGGAAGAGATAAAGAACTATGAACAGAGAAGAGATCCTTCAAACAGCGATTGATCTGACCATGCATGATCGCAATGATCAGAATGGTGATCCGCTGGAAAATCATCAGAGAATTGCAAAGATTTGGTCAGTAATCCTTGGCATTGAGATTGAGCCATATCAAGTCGCTCTCTGCATGGCAGGGATGAAGCTGGCAAGATTAGCCTTCAACCCACTTGATGATTCCTTTATTGATGGCGCGGCATATCTGGCAATTGCTGGAGAGATAGTGAAGAAGGAGAAAAGATGAGAGAAATGGTGATCTTGGTTCCTTCAAGGAATCGTCCAGAGAACATTGCTGATCTCATTGATTCACTCAATGAGACAGAGACTGAAGCGGATCTCATCGTCATCGTGGATGATGATGAACCACAGATGGATGTTTATCTAGACCTTGATTGTGACATCTTCATGGTGGCAAAAGATGGGCGAGGAATGGCGAAGCCACTCAACGCCGCCGCCTACCATTTCCGCAACAAATATCATCACTTTGCATTCCTTGGGGATGACCACAGACCCAGAACAAAGAACTGGGATCTGATCTTCATTGAAGCTCTCCACGAGATGGGGACTGGCTTGGTCTATGGGAATGACTTGATCCAAGGGGAGAATCTAGCCACTGCGATCTGCATGACTGGCGATATTGTCCGGGCGCTTCATGGGATGGTTCCTCCCAATATGAATCATCTATATCTGGACAACTTCTGGATGAAGCTGGGCAATGATCTTGGGAAATTGAAATACATTCCTGAAGTAATCCTTGAGCATATGCATCCAATCGCTGGCAAGGCACAGATGGATCAGGGGTATTTGGATGTCAATGCTCCTGAAATATATTCAGCCGATCTCGCTGCCTTCACCAATTACATTGCAAGCAGGGAGTATCACAAGCTCCTTGAGTCGCTTCAATGAAAATCCTCATCACTGGCAATGAAGGCTTCGTTGGCAGACACTTCTGGAGCAAGTTGAAAGCAGAAGGTCACGAACTCTGGGGAATTGATCTTGTCAATGGCACAGATGCCAGAGACTTCTTCCGCAAAGATGAGAGTCATTTTGACAAGGTGATCCATCTTGCAGCAGTTGTCGGTGGTCGCAAGATGATCGAAGGTTCACCACTTGCGCTCGCTGTGGACTTGTCAATTGATGCTGAAATGTTCAGCTGGGCGATGAGAACGAATCCCGGGTGCATCACATACTTTTCATCTTCCGCTGCATATCCCATCGACTTGCAAACTCACACGATTCTTCCACCATTGAAGGAAAGAGATATTGATCTGGATCGAATCGCCAATCCTGATCTCTCCTATGGGTGGGCAAAGTTGACAGGTGAAATGCTGGCAAGCCACGCCAGAGAAGCAGGATTGAAAGTTCACATCTTCAGACCCTTCTCTGGATATGGATCTGATCAAGCTCTTGACTACCCATTCCCATCCTTCATTGATAGGGCAAAGCGCAAAGCGAACCCATTCCACATCTGGGGCAGTGGTGAGCAAGTTCGAGACTTCATCCACATTGATGATGTGGTCAATGGAGCAATTGCAGGATGCAATGCAGAAATTGAAGTGGCGAATCTTTGCACTGGCGTTGGAACATCTTTCAATGACTTGGCGAAGATGATGGCGCGAGTCGCTGGCTATGAGCCAACCTTCCAACATCTGCCATCTGAACCTTCTGGGGTTCATTGCAGGGTTGGAGATCCAACGCTGATGAAATCCTTCTACACTCCCAGAATCAGCCTTCTTGAAGGTATAGAAAGAGCTTTCGCTGGCTTGTAGCGCTTCGTCAGGCGCTCGCCAGCCACATAGAAAAGACCCCTACTGCTTCGGCGGTGGGGGTCTTTTCGTATTGTGGGCTATATCACGACACGCCGACAGGATTGAGGGCTTGCAGGATTTGACTTGTCAGGTATATGCTTCTACTACTCGAAGGAACAAGCATCCTTCACTAAGCCAAGGAGCTAGAAATGAAACTGATTTCAACAGCTGGACGCAACACTATCCGCGAAGATGGTCAATATGACATCAAGAAGATCGATAGAACTTGGGTTCTTCGTTCTTACCCAACAACATTTCCAACAGTCATTGCTGGCTTCAAGAGTTACACAGAAGCACTGACTGCGTTGGTTGCAATTGAACCAGACAACACAAAGGTCGGTGCATAATGGCACTGACACTCAACATCATCCGCGAGGATCTTTCCTTCCTTTACTCCATAAGCATGGACTGGGATCAGGATTGGGAAGAACAATTTGAACGCTTTGAAGATGTCAAAGGTGAGCAAGTGGATTTCACATTTGCCAAAGCC